TCCATGCAATGGTTGCCCATGACCTTGGACACAAGACAACCAACAATCTGAACAAGCTCCGCAGAGCCACAGTTGCTTGGGCTATGGATCTGCTTGGGACCCCTGAAGATAAGCACCTGAACAAGGACTTCTGGCTCAAGCAGTCAGACACCCTTTACTACCAAGGCAAAGCACCGGGGCTTGTTGATACACAGCGAGCACGGATGCCCGCCTTCTTTGAAGCATCCAACGTAAACCTCCCAAAATATGGCTGAACTCTCAGAGTTTGAAGTATTTGGTACAGGCTCCCCACTCAATCAATTAGTTGAGGAGCTTGATGCCATGTATCCACTACTAAACCCATCGCCCAAGGATGATGACCGTTTGATCATGTTTAGATCTGGTCAGCGTTCTGTGGTCGAGTACATCAAAGCTAAGCAAAACAATGTGTAGCGCTCCCAGAATTTCTACTCCTAAATACGAATCACCGGAACCGCTCCCCCCTATGGAGCCGCTCCCAGAACCAACTCCCCTGCCCACCCCACGGCCACCGGCCCCTTCTCCTGTGATGGCACCCCCGCCACCAGTGGCTCCTATGCAAATGGCACCGGCTCCGCCACCACAGCAGCCACTGCCTCCAATGGCTCCACCTCCACAACTTGTGCAGAACGTTGATGATGAAGCCTTGGTTAAAAAGCGCAAGTCAAAGCGTAAGGAGTTGCAGCAAGCCTCTTCGGGTACTGACGCACTTCGCATCCCCCTAGACAAATCCATTGGAGCTACGCCTAAAGGCAGCACCGGTTCAAGCGGTCTAAACATTCCCCGATAAATGAAAAGTCAATCCTCTGCTATGTCGCGCTATCAAGCGCTTACATCTGAGAGGGAACAGTTCCTAGATGTTGGGCGAAGGGGTGCCAGACTTACTCTTCCTTATCTTCTTACTGAAGAAGGTTTGAGTGATGGTGGCCCCCTCCATACTCCCTGGCAATCCCTAGGGGCAAAAGGGTGTAACGTTCTCGCATCAAAAATGATGTTGAGTCTCTTCCCTGTAAACACTACGTTCTTCAAACTGCAGGTCAACGATGGCGAGCTGGCTCAAATGCCAGACGTAACGCCAGAGGTTCGATCTGAAATTGACCTATCCCTCAATAAG